TTGCCAATGGTGGACTATTCGGGATCTATTCGGCTGATAACGAGGACGCAATCCGGGGCGAGCACTTCAACCTGGTGGTGCTTGACGAAGCTGCAAGGATAAGCGAGACAGCCTGGACAGATGCGATCCAGCCAACCTTGGCAGACGAGAACGGCGATGCTATTCTAATCAGCACCCCACGCGGGCGCAATTGGTTTTGGAACGAATATCAACGCGGATTGCAAGATGGGAAAGAACAGATGAGTTGGAGCGCACCATCCAGCCATAATCCCAATCCCAATATAAAACGAGCTGCGCTATTAGCACAGGGGCGCATCCCAGAATTAAGCTACCGCCAGGAATGGCTGGGAGAATTCGTGGATGCTGAAGGTTCAGTCATCCGTCGTATTCAGGATGCCGCTACCGCTACCGCCATCGATGAGCCGATGCCATTACGCCAATACATTGCCGGAGTGGATGTGGCGGCCGCCGTAGATTACACCGTGATCAGCGTCTTCGACAGCCAGGCCAAAAAGCAGGTATACGTTGATCGTTTCAACCGGGTCGATTACAACGTGCTGGAGGACAGGTTATGGGCCTGTTACAATCGCTTCCACATGCAGGCGATGGCGATCGAGACCAACAGCATTGGCCAGCCGGTCATCGACAACCTATACAATCGAGGGATGAGCATAATCCCGTTTACGACCACGAGCGGCAGCAAGCAGATAGCGATATCGAGGCTGCAAGCCGCATTTGAGCACGGTGAGATCAAGATAATCAATGACCCTGTACAAATCGGGGAGTTACTGAGTTTCGAGAGCAAGCGCAGCCCGTCAGGATCGTTTACATACAGCGCGCCAGAGGGTCTTCATGATGATTTCGTCATGGCCCTGGCTATAGCATGGCACGCCATAGGCGGCGACAATTGGCTTATGTCTTAGAGGATAATGTTATGCCTTACAAAGATCAAGCAGAAGGACATAAGAACAACCTGAAATATAGGCGAGAACACCGGGAACGTGTGAACGAATTAAATCGTGCACGCTACAACGCCAAAAAGGATTTAGCCAACGCCAGGAAGCGTGAATTATATACTGAGCGTAGAATTGTGGTTAGTAAATATAGGCGACAAAAACGATTAGACAATCCGGAAATCTCAAAAGAGTACGGTCGCAAATATCGGAAGGTGCATCCTGAATATGGTAGAGCAGGTGCACGTAATAGGAGAGCCAGAGAACTGTTAGCACCCGGGAATGGTATAAGTAAGCGACAGGAACATCAATTGTTTTCCGAATACAATAGTCTTTGCGCTTACTGTGGTAGGAAAACCAAGTTGACAATAGATCACGTTGTGCCATTGAGTCGTGGTGGTTCAAACGATATAACAAATGCAGTGCCAGCGTGTACATCGTGCAATTCTAGTAAGCGCGATAAGCCGCTCTTTATCTGGATGTATTCGGTGGGGATTATTGGTTGATGAGTTGAGGTGAGAAATGAATAAAAGTATTAGAAATCGTCTTACGTTTGACGGCAAGAATTACAAGAATATCGACCCATGGACCAACGAGGACCCTACCGCCTGGACCTGGTTATCTGGAAACGCGCAAGATAACGATAAAGATTTATATGGCATTGTCCCATTTATCTATCGTGTCATCAACTTGACCGCTAACGCGGTTGCGTCTATGCCGTTCGCATTGGTGGATGCGAATGGGGAAGATTTTGACGTAACAAGCGAATGGGAAAACAAGGCCGGGATTATCCCGAACCCTACTGCGTTCATGCGGTTGTGCAGTTTGAGTCTGTCGCTGTTTGGGTCATCCTATTGGCTAAAAGAACGAAATCGGGTAAAAGTGCGGGAATTGTCGTACCTGGTCCCGACCACCATAACGCCAACCATTACCGCGTCGGACGGATTGACGGGTTTCAAGCGGTCAACCGGTCAATTCCTGAAAGATTTTATGCCAGAAGACATCATTCACATCTGGGAGCCGGATGCCCGGGTCGAAGTGGGACCGCCGTTAGCCTGGCGTTTCAAGGCCATGTTATATGCGGGCGGGTTGCTGCATTGGGAAGATGTATTCGTGACGGAATTCTTGGCACGCGGCGGGATCAAGCCCACCATGCTAATGGTGAAAGGCATCCCAAACCCAGCCGATCGGGAACGGGTAGAGAATTATTGGGATAAATTCATCAAGGGCTGGTTCAAGATATCGGGCAAAGTTTTCAACGCTGAGGCGATGGAGCCAAAGACGGTTGGGGATGGGATCGAAGGATTACAAAACTCCACCTTGACGCCTGAGAAGCGAGAGGATATCTGCGTAGCGGCCGGCATCCCATTGAGCGTGGTCATGAGCAACGCCGCCAACTTCGCCACCTCCCAGAACGACCGACGCCAATTTTACGAGAATGTGATATTGCCCGATTGCGAACTGATATGCAGCACGCTGAACGATCAACTTTGGGGTAATCTCAACCCGCCGATTTACATGGAGCCACGCCCTGAGACGCTGGACGCCTTCCAGGAAGACGAGAGCAGCCGGGCCGGGGCGTTCAAGACCTACGTGGACGGAGGAATGCGCCCTGAGATTGCTGCGCAGGTGGTTGGGGTTGAACTACCGCCAGGCGTGGAAGAATACGAAGACATGTTCGAGGAGGAAGAAGAACCGGAGCCAGTATCCGAAGTTGCACCCCTGGCAGCGCCGCAACCTGAAGAATTACCGGAGGAGGGCGATCAACCGCAAGGCAAGGCGACAGACGAAATGCCAGCGGATGGCGCACAGACGCAAGAGAAGCCTGCGCAAGGCAAGGCGATAAAGTACAACGATAACCATGACGAACTTGGGCGGTTTGCGGAAGGCGGGGGCGGGGGAAGAGCGGGAACAGCAGTCAGTACAAGAAAACCGCTTCCCGAAAAATTCAATTACAATTCTACCGATGAGGTTGTGAGCGGAAGGATTGCGTTTGGTTTTACCCCAGATAATGAGATTGTTCAATCGACCTATGACGACGAATCACAATCGCAAGTATCGCATGGACAATTAGCGCGGGGGGCAGGCTTGGAGGATGAAGGCTCATTTAAGGTGAGAGGCTACCTAACACATTTCAAAGATGAAGATAGCGTATCGCATCCTGTCGCAATTGTTTATTCACAGAGTAATATAGGTAAAGGGCCTGAACAACGTATAAAATATTTTGAGAGAAATATCGACCGTCTTGTAAATGAAACTGGTTTCGAGAAGATTGAACAGGTATATATTTCGTTTGATGGTGGTTATTCAGGCAGAACCATAGAATCGTGGAATCCTGATGATCTTCAATCTTATATAACATGGAAGGCCATGCACGATCTTGACATCTGGAAGCGCAAGGCACATAAGGCGTTCACGAAAGGAGATCCATTAACATTCGAATTTACGACCACTTATATACCGCCAGCTATTTGTGCTACGATTGCTAGCCAATTGGCTAGTGTGTCGAATGAAAAGGATATCGATATTGTTTTCACTGGGATTGAAAACAAATCTGCGACGATCGTTATGGATGCGACCGGCGGAGAAATCAAAGCCCTGTTGGATGGTATCCGGCTGGGTGTAGAAGCGCTGAAAAGAGGAGAGTAAATAAAGTGGCAACAAGTTATGATGATGATGATGTACCAGATTTTGTCTCTAGCGAAGATGCCCTGAAGTGGTTAGACAACAATGATACGAAGTTAGAGCAATTGAGATATGTTATTAGCAATCTGTGTCAGGAGATCAATGAGAAGGATAAGATTATCGCCGAATCCAAGTCATCGGGAGCATATGATATTGTCATGCTACGTAGAGAATTGGATAAATCGTCTAACGAGATTTCTCGTTTGAAAAATTATACGGAGAATATTAACAAAGACCGTGAACGTGAACATACGGCGTATTGTGATCTGCAAGGATTGGTAATCAATAAATTCGCTCACGCCAATGCTTATAGTTGTTCTGATACTGATTCGGGATGGCATAGAGCATTGGAAGAACTCAAGAGGGAGAGTAAATAAAGTGGGATATGTCATCGTGGGGAAATGTCCAGTGTGCGGAAGCGATCAGATCGCTACCCGTCGCTCGTCTTTGGGTCCTTTTATCAGCATCGAATTAATACACGGGCTGCAGATTGAGGTGCCAATGCACGCGAACTACGCTAATTGCGGCGTATGTGGGTTGTGGTATCAATCTCCACATCTGGATGATGCCAGTCTCAATCTATTCTACTCATCGGGCGTGTACCGTAAGACAACCGGAGTAGAGCTAGATGTAGCGCGGCAGAATGAATTGCAACGAGCTAAAACAGACGCGCCCATGATCCAGGAAACATGCGGGCATCCGTTGAGTCACCTGGATATCGGGTCAAGTTGTGGGTACTTATTGCATGAGGTTGGAGCTGACATCCCAGTTGGAGTAGAGCCAGATAAAACCAACCTTATGTTTCCTGAATACCCAATATATGACAAAA